CATAATACATCTTATCCGCTTCCTTATCTCCGATGCCACTCTTTGCAGCATCTACGTGAGTTTTAATCGCTATGGCTAAATATCGTGCAGCATCAGCGCCGTGCGAATACTCATCGTGTCTAGGTCTCAGTTTATATGTATTATTTTTTTCGTCAAACTCTTTTCTATAATTCTCTAAACATTTTATAAGCCCTTTACACTTAGTCTCATCGATCCAAATGCGCGGAAAGATACCACGTAAAGCCTCAATGCCGTCTTCAAGTCTGAGCTTAAGGGTAGGGAGCGTAATAAATCTAAGGCCCAAGGCTGCACCCACTTCTTTTGCAGAAAGGCCTGAAGAAAATGCATGTGAGTCGATATCATGCGGTGCATAGTGATCTTCGTATATATATGCCTTATTCTTAAGAATCTCAGCGTAATGGGGCAATCCCTCACCATGAGCCTCATAATAATCGATAATGTGAATCTCTTGTCCGATAATCTGATAAAAGATGATAGCCGTAGAGTCTCCATAACCGATATCCCACGATGTGTAAACCTTTTGTTGTTTATCGTGTACCACTCGGCTAACTCTTCCTTCATCTCTGGTCTCTTGCATATATTTCGCATAATAAGATCCTTCAACACCTAATGTAAACGAACAGTAGAATTCTTGTTGAATGAAATCTTCACTCATTCCTGCGTCTCTTTCCCTTTGAATGTCTTCTTCGCTTAATACAGACGTATCAGCGACCGTAAGAAGCTGACAAAACCATTCTGGGTTCTTCTGTGACATATCGTATAAATCTTTGCCATGATTGGCTCCTCTTGGTGTAAAGTTAAAGACCGCCCATCCTTCGTTTTCTGCTAAAATAGGGCGAATTAATTGCCACGCTTTAGGATCTTGTAGAGAATACTCAGTAAAAACGCACCCGATAGGATTAGTACCCACAATACTATCGATATTGTTAGTGCCAATAATCTGGATAAGAGATCCATTTTGTAACCATAGTTTCATTTCTGTTGTGTTAGGAGTGCCGCGAATAAGCTCTTTAGGGATATGATCTAAGAATCTAAATCCTTGCTTATCAACGCCATCCCATATAATCTTTCTCCCTTGGGCAAAATGAGGGAAAAAATAATAGTAAATGCCCGGCTTTCTGCATGCTTGCATAATCATGTAGTTCCAGCAAGTCTTTTCTTTACCAGCTCTACGATGCCATACTAAAACAGCACGCTTTTTCCCCGACTTCATTGCAGCAAAGAACTCTGCTTGATATTCACGTCTGTGAAAGTTGACAGGGATATGGATTTCTACGTTTTTGCATTGCGTTTCGGATTGCGCTTTCTTTTGCGTTTCTTTTTTTAAGGCCACGTAATTGACTCGTTAAGATTGTGTTATTTCGGATCGTCATGAATATGTACTATGAAGTTTGTTGTTGGAACTTCTTCGGGTTGTGTGTCTTTGTACCCGAGGTGTTGCTTGGATAGCCAGATCATCATTTTCTCTGACTTTTCGACTAAAGCTTTGTGCCACATTACCTGCGACAAAGTCTCTTTTCTATTGCTACGTCCGGCTTGCAAAACTCCGCTAAATCTTCTATCAAGAGTATCGACGCTAGTTCCCAATATCGACGCTATCGTTTCAATAGGTAGTAAAGTTTGCGCAAGCTTATAAACCTGTTCTTCGTTAAGTTCTTTTAATGGTCGTCCAGCTCCTTCTTGCTTACCACCGAATTTCTTTTTCGCTACCATAATCTCCTGATTCAAATAGTTTTTACATATAAAACTTATTTTAATTCATAGAGGTATTTATTTTCTTGCAGTAAATTCAATTGAGAATATATACTATAGCTTTTGAATAACCAACATAGAGGAAAATATGAGTAACCTAGTGAATATCCAAGCCGAAGAAAGATTGCTTGAAGCGTTTGAAATAGCTTTCGATTCTGATCATGAGTTGAGAGGAGCATTAGCTTATAAGCTTTTAGACTCGCCAAGATTTTATTTATTTTGTAAGGAAGATGCTTGGCAATATTTATCAGATCGTTGTGTAGAAATATATGAAGATATCTTAAAGACTTTCTGGAATAAATTCGAAGGCAATTGCTTCGATATTCGCCTACTTGCCGAGACTACATATAACATTGAGATATAAAAATGAGTTTATCAATCGAAAGACCGCAATCTTGGCTTGAGATAAATGACGAAGATTGTGCAGAATATTGGGATGAATTAAACGAAATGAAGGAAAGGGAGGAGAGAAATGGAGAATGAGAAGAGCGAATTTATAGACGGCGTTTTAAAATTGGCGATAAAATATAAGTTAGATCCGCTAGATTTATATCGTCATCTTATGGCAATCATTCAAATTTTGTATGTGAAAGCTCTAATGGAGGCTTATAAAGCAAAAGAAGAAAAGGATGCGACTGACTAGACGCCAACTCTATCTTATATTAGCAACCCTATCAATTTCGCTTTTAGGGCTCTTATTATGGGAAAATAGCGATTGGAGAGCTTAGGGAGATAAAAAATGTATAATAAAGGTCTAAAATTAAGGAGATAAAAGATGAAAATACTTCAGGGAGATGAGCTAATAGAAGCTATCAAAAAAAACAATAAAAGAATGATAAGTGTATGCGAAAAAGCTTATTCTGTTTTTCCTAAGAAAATGACTTATTTAAGCGAATATGTTCTGGTTTCTCACTTAATTAAAAAAGAATTTGGATTTAAAGAAGAGGAGATGGAAGAATTTATGCCTGACTTTAAAAATTTTTACAATGCCTGGGTAGATAAGAAAGTATGACCCTAACTAAACGCCAACTCTACCTTATCCTATGGGCTATTGAAATTCTCTTTCTAATGGCCCTAATTTACGTCATCTATCTTGCCTGGTAGGGATCATACCGGACATGTTGCGTTAGACCAAAATAAGCGTTCCTAGAGGCCTTTTTTGAGATTTTGAGCGATTCTATTCTACACCTTTCCAATTAAAGTTCCCCATCCCTTAGGATGATATCCACAGAACGGGCATGCGACCACTCGAATTGCATTAGATTTAAATACACAAGAAAGAAATAATTTATCGTCTATTTCATAACACTCATAATTTTTTTCTAGATTATTACATTTATGGGTTATCTTACCTTCATTCAATTCTATTCCTCTAATTTTTCTATCATCTATCATAATCCCTCTACGTCTAATCCCATTTTCCTTAAGTTATTAATCAATTGCTCTCGAAATGAACTATCTGAAGTTTTTAGATAAACCGCTGGAGCAGCTCCCTTGTTGAACTCGATGTAATCATTCCCGAAAGTAATATTTTCTATATGTTTATAGCGAATCTCTGTTTTTCTGAGAAGACTTTGATTTTCTAATATGGAATTTTCATTGAGTTTCCATGAAGGTTTCTTCATCTCGATCTCTAAAGCGTCTAAGTGTTTAAGTAACTTCTCTGGAGATAAGATCTTTGAGAACCAAAACGAGTCATTCAACCCAAAGTCTATGATTTTTATAAGCTCCTCAACCTTCCGTAACTTCAAAAGCTTTGCGGCGTTTTTGTGCCAAGGAGTGGAGATCTCTTTGCTGAAGTCCAATTTCTTTTCTTTTATCTTTTTTATGAGAAGAAGGCAGAAAGCGGAGACTTCAGTCGAAGCGTCTTCTTTAGAGATATCTTTAGATATCTCTTTCTTTTCTTTTGTATTGATATATGTATTAATATGCCCGACATTTTTGTCATCCCCCCCTGACATTTTTGTCACCCCCTCCCTTTTCTCTATGAAAGCATCGGAAATCCATATCTTTCTTGGATGAGAAGATCCGCTATTATCTACATCTCTTTTTATAAAATTCTGATCTTCTAGTGACGTTATCCATCTCTCGATAGTTCTCTCATGCACTCCATAAAGATCTGCTAAATATTTATTCGACGCCCAGCAATATCCTTCTTTCGACATAAGAGCTGTAAGTTCTCCATAAAGAAGTTTAGCTGACGGTTCTAACTCTTTGCAGTATCTGACTGTTGCAGGAATGATTGCGAAAAAGCTTGGGGTTCTTTCTTGTGACATAAGGCTCCTTTTTTCTTTGCCAAGGAACCTTTTTTTCTTTTCGCTTTTCTTTTAATCTGTTATCTTGTAGATTAGAAAGCGATCTTTTACTAGATCGTCGAGAGGGGGTTCCTTGGTGGGGTTGCCCTCTCGTTCTTTTTCAGAGTCTATACCTTCAAATCTTTCTTTGGCAAACTAAAAAATAAAAACCTCTTGCGGAAATATTTTCCTTTCTATAAAATTTTCCTTTTGTTTAGGAGGAATGTTATGGACACATGTATATTTGATCGCATTGAAGAGATTCAACAAAAAATAGACGATTTCTATCGTCATCGTAAAAAGATAAAAGCTTTAGATACTTATTCTTTGTCTGCTCCGTTTGAACATCGATCTTTTCTTGGCCTATTAAAATTATGCTTAAAAGATAGATTTCTTAAGAAAAAAGAAGCTGATTTTCTTGATTATATGATTAGCGAATATGAACAAAAACAAATGGGAAATTATCTTTTTTGGACACATAAGACTCGTGGATTAAAGAAAGAGATTGCGAAGTTGGCTAGGGATTGTCAGACGTTTGCTCCTTCTCCTGCTTCGCAACTTTACTTTGATTTCGATAAGCCTAAAAAAGCTGAAGTGCATATTCCAATAAACTTATTAATTCAACAGACTAACAATAATCACAAGGCTATCTAATGATTGTGGTAGATTTCTGGCTCTTTGTTGTTGTGAGTTTTTTTGCGGTAGGTGTGGTTGCCTACCTTTTTTTGATAAGACATTCAAATAATAATTATCGAGTGATACTTATGGAAGTAGATAATTTAAAGAAATTCATTATTATGATGAATATAAAGCCCGTTAAAAATGATGAGATTATTGAATATATTATGCCTGAGGAAAAAAAAGTAAAAATATCTGATGAGCATAAACGTTCTATCTCCGAAAAAAAGAAAGAATGGTGGAAGAAAAAGAAGGCTCAAAGTGAGCCTTCTTCCTAAAATAAACGACATTTATTTTTTTTCTTTTATGAGAAGAGGGCGCTGATAAACCTTCTTCTCTTTTTTAAACGGCTTTATCATTTCATCCGTTATGTTGTATGCCTTGCAGATTGCCTTCCAATCTATCGTTTCTGTCTCTACAAGTGAAATTTTTATTCCATTGCCTTTACAATTACCACCATCTGTACAAGCTAGCATTCGCTCTTTAGATAACTTTTCTCTTTCTTGCCATACTTTCATTTCAATGAGATCTCCTTTCCAAGCATTAGAAGCTTCGATAAAGGTAGCGTCATTGATTTCTATATACTTATCTTCTGTCTTTTCGGGCTCTATGTCATCGACAACTAAATCCCAAAACTTAAGAGCTGCATCGATAAGAGATTGCTGGAAGTACAGATCCGGCAATACTTCGATCATTGCTGTAGTATCTTCATGCCACACAAAGAAATGACACTTTTTAGCCCCCGACACCATCAATTGCCATTGGACCTGGCATTTGTAGTGATCTTCTATCTGTCCCATCGCGGCAAGTTGTAAGGTTTTCTTACTAGTTGGGCATTTTATTTCGACGATAAGATCTCCTTCTAGATTGATCCCATCAAGAGACGCTATAAAGAAGTCGAAATCTTTGGATTGCATAACTCCTTGGATGACTGGATTGCCTGTAAGCTCTATATAAGCTTTCCTTGCTATAGGCTCTAATTCTATTCCCCTTAGCATAGGAGCTGTTGGAGGAAGCTCTTCTTGCCTTCCTGTTTTCTCCAGCCAGACCTCATATATATTTTTCCAAGGGGAAAGTCCAACAATAGCTGCAATATCGCTAGAACCAATGCCTTTATTTCTAAAGGCGTGCCATTCAGCAGATCCTTGAGTTTGTACCGTCTTAATCATGTTACCCTACCTTTTTTTGATTGTTCTTAATCTTTATCATGGCTTCTATGCATAATTTATAATCTTCAGTTTTGATTTCCTTAAGAGAAGCTACGTGTCTCCATACTAAAAGTTTTTGGGGATCGGTATTGGTTTCGACTAAATAATTCTCTAGTTCTTTAATTTGTTCGTCTGTGATGTATTCCGGTTCTATTGTAATTTCCTCTACAACCTCAACCAATTCCTCCTTTTTTTCTTCTTTTATATTTGGATCATCGTCTATTTCTCCTTTGACATAGCAATTACCTATGACATCGGGAAAGAGCTGCCTTGCAAGCCGTGATAAAGCTCTAGCATAAAGCATGTCTGTCGGATAGACTTTCCATACGTTGTTATTTAATAAGTTTGCGGCTTTTGCTTCGTCTATAGAAAAGCTAGCGGTCCAACAATCTCCTGTATCTGCTCGTTTGCCGTGTAAAATACAGATTTGCTCGTTGCTTTTGGAATCTTTGGTGACGCTATGCTTTCTTTGTCTTATCAAAGAAGCCATCATTCTAGCGCACATTTCTACTTTGCCTTTCACATAGTAAAGGCCACCTCCTAATGCAAGCCTAGGATCTATATTCAAAGATTTAGCTGTCTCTATAATGGCGAATACTCCCACTGCTGTATGTTTAGCATAGTGAGGTTCTTCCATAAGAAGAGCGCAGAGTTCTTTAGTACTTTTTACATCAGACAAATAGTTAGTCTGCGGTTTTACCATAACTTCATTGTTTGTCGTCATCATCTTATCCTTTATTTTAGTAACATTTGTTTAACTTCTTGATACATTTGCTTTTGCATATTCAACTCCAATTCTAGATGTGCTATCTTAGTTTCCTTATATAGCATTTCCTTTTGAAGTTCAAAAAATTTGTATAATAATTCTTTATTTAGTATACTTCCCATTGGGTAGACATTCTCCATGTTGGCCTATTTTTTGTTTGTTGTATTTCGGCCCCGCCTGTTCTGGCGGGGTTTTTCTTTTTTTAAAAGACCAATTTATATCTCAATTGAATTTACTGCAAGGTTTTTTTACTTGCCTCTTTTTTTTTTCTCAAGTAATCTCTTAGATATTTAAAGGAGGAAACATGCAAGAAAAAAAATATCATACCATAAGAGAAATAGCCGCATATGGGGGAATAAATCCACAAGCGGTCTATGTAGCTATTAGAAAAGGACGTATTAAAGCCGAATGGGTAGCAGGTAGATGGATGATCACAAAAGCTAACTATAATATCTATAGAGAAACAAAACATTGTCGCCATAAAAAGCAACAAAATGGTGAGTTTATTTTTGATGCAACTAAAGGACGATATTCCATACCAGGCGCCGCGAGAATGATTAATGACATGATGAAGGAAATTGTTATGAAAGAACAAAAACTTTATCATTTAGTTCGTACAGGACAAATAAAATCTTATCGTCATGGAGCATCGTATATTTTAAAAGAAGAAGATCTAAATGAATGGATGGAAAAAGAACGTAAAAAAATAGCATTCATTCAAGGTGATGTTATAGAAGTAAATTAAAAATATTTCTTTAATTTAATTCGACACATATGTATCTCTAATTTTAGGGGTACGTATGTATATTTTTGAAATTTATGGCAAACCCATTCCACAAAAGCAAACGCGCTTTACTCGGAACGGAATTGCGTATGATCCAGGAAAGAAAGATCGTAGTTTTATAGAATGGCAAGCAAAGCCGCATGCTCCTGCGATTCCTTTGCTAGGTCCTATAAAATTAGATCTTACTTTCTATTTCTCAGTGCCAAAAAGTACATCGATTCGAAAAAGAACGCAAATGCTGAACGGTGTTATCCATCATATAAAAAAACCCGATGCTGACAATTGCGCTTATTTGATTACGAATTCATTGAAGAAAATTTTCTATCGAGACGATTCGCAAATCATCGATCTTTGTATTCACAAACGATATGGGCAAGAACCTAAAACTGTTGTTAAAATTATTCCCATTGAAGAGATATCTCCTACACAAGGTGACGAATGCGGTTAATTATCGAAAAAGACATCGAACATATGGATTTTGAAGAGATTATACTATCAGAAGATGAAATCGATCAACTTCATGAAGAAGATGGGATTGTCAATGAATTCAAAAGTGGGTTTAATAAACGGCCCCTCAATGTTTACATTAGAAAAGAACATAAGGAAAACAACAATGAATGAAGACAAAATTTTAGATAGAATAGAACAAGCAGAAAAATATGTTAGAAGCTTATTATGTCAACAAACAGATCAACAAACAGATCAATGTGTATATATAAATCAAGAATTAAAACATATTAGACAAGACATCTCTGACTTAGTATCGATAAATACTAAAAAACAATCACTTATTGATACTATCGATGAATATAAGAAGAAAACTCCAAAAAAAAATATCCCAAAAGGATATATGATGACGGGAGAATTTTCTAAGAAATTTGGATTTATTAGTGATTCTTATATCGCTCATTCTCTTGGTAAATATAAAGACTTCTTTGCAGGAAAGTTTGTAAAGCAAGGATGCGGCCGAGGAAGAGGAAAAGGGAATGCTTATTTTTTCGATCCTTGTGCCCTGATAGAATTCGTTCTTTTTCATCCGGAATGTGGAAAAAGAGTTAAGAATTGTTATCTAAAAATGTTATATTATAACAATGAATTGGTTAAATTAGAAGAAACAACATTAAATAAAAGGAAAGAAAATGCCGTTAATTAAATTTAATGAGGTATATGTTTCTTGTGAGCAATAGTTTTAGATCTATGATAACACAATCTAGAACAATATTTAGCTTTATTGCATCTAGAAGAAATATGATCAAACTTTTTTCCACAGATAAGACAGTAAGCTATAATCTTTACAGTGCAAAATTTATTTTTGCATTTACGCGAACAGTATTTAGCTGTGTCGCTTCTATATTTAGGGACGTAAAATTGTTTATTACATCCCAAACAATTAATTATTTTACCAGAAGGAGTTTTCATTATGCCTCTTAAAAAAGGTAAATCTAAAAAAGTTATATCAGAAAATATATCAGAAATGATTAAAAATGGCAATCCAAAAGATCAAGCCGTAGCTGCATCTCTATCAACAGCTCGTAAAGCAGGGGCAAAAATTCCGCTTAAAGCAAAAGGAAGAAAGAAATGACTAAATGTAAAAAAGAACATAAAGAAGATGAAACAAAAATAATAATTCAACATTACGCATATTTTTTTACACTTATATGCAATAAATTTAAATCTATAGACGAAGATATAGATCTTTTATTCAGTATTGTAACGAATAAACCTAAGGCAAAGAAATGTCTATCCTCGGCGTCAGCGAAAAAGACACAGAAATCCTCGAAAAAGTAAGCCGTTCTTTTAATCTTTTCTTAGAAAAACAAGAAACGGATGCTAAATATATAAAAGATATATTCAAAGATATCAAAGTGAAGAATGGAACATTCTCTAGAAAAGTTAGCAATCTGATCTTGCATTTGCAAAAAAAAGTGGAATCTCACGATAAACTGCTGAAAGAGGTGATAACGACTATTAAAGTAGTCGACGAAAGTTTATGTAATGTTCTATTAGCTATTCGGCAAAATGAATATCTGCAAGCACATTATCCCAAACAAAAAGGATTTCCCGAAATGAAAGTTGTTGGGATACATCCTGCAAAAATAGAGAATAAGGAAGAATATGTCAGAGAAGAAACCGTTACCTAGTGCTGAACAAAGTTTATATTGGATGGATTGGAAACTTAACGATATTTTAGGTGAACTTAGAGAAATGAATGGAAAACCTAGAGAAAAGCCAAGAAAAGTATCTAATACATCTAATTTTAATTCCGAAGCACCTTTTTAAGCTTAACTTAACTAGGGCGGTGGTGTGGTACCGCTCTAGTAGTTATATTTGAAAATAAAGCTTTCTGATAATGATTTTAATCGTTCTCGCTTGCCTTCCATGCCAAATACGCTATTAGAGTTATTAGAGCAATAGGAGTAATGATAAGAAAAACAGGAAGGTAGGAAATCATTTCTGTTCAGGTGTTATTTGCCTAGGTGATAAGTCTACATCAAGCCCTGTATCTTTTTCAATTTCTTGAGTAACGGCTTTTTCTATCACTCCATCTGGATTATATTCTTTAGAAACATCTTGTATTATTTCATTTAATATAGGATTCTTAGATCCTTTAAATGTGCTACAACTACAAAACATAATAAAACATACTACTAATAAAATTACCACTGAACTAAACAAAAGTGTATTTATTGTCGTTAATTTAAATTTAAGTTTAGAAAAATCCATAACGTCTCCTATGAAATTATTGTTGTGTTAGATGCTACATCTCTCTGTGTTCTATTTTTATAATCCGATCTTGTTACCACCGAATTAATGAATGTTTCTTTATTAGATGGAATGGATTTATTTTTAGGATCGTTCATCATCTTGCAAACCCATTCTTTCTTGAAATCTTCCCATCTAACTTCTAGTTTATGTGTAATAACCCAATTAAGCCTTCGTTTGATATCATCTATCAATATTTCCGATGGAATCTCATCCTCTAATAAGAGCATGTCTGTATCGGTGATTTCATAAACAACTGTATCGTCTAATTTTACTTGCATATCTTCCTCTTGTTAACAAACTAAATGACCAAAAAATGATGTATTAAGATTTGTAGCATTACCATATAAGTTTACTGTTTTACCTGTTCCTGCTACTACTACTACTCCATATGCTGTATCTGAAGCAGCCATGTCAACGAAAAATGTCAAAGTGGTTGCGACAGTATGAGTATCTGAAGTAGCACTTATTGTATACCATTGAGATTCTTGAGAATAAAAGTTTCTAGATGTTGCTATTATTCCTATATTGCCAGTTGTGTTAGTGCTAACTAAGTTTTTAGCGTTAACGTTTATTCCCAATAAATATCTTCCTGTTACAGGAGCAGTAAATACACCTGTAGCATGGTTATAATTTGATTGCTGATCAAAGACAGACGTGTCACATATCATTTGATAGGTTGTTCCATCTCCAGTCACGCCATTAGTAGTAGAAGATTTAAGAGCTAAAAATGCAGGCTGTAATGGTTTAGTAACCGCACCAGCTGTAGTAGATTTTATTACTGTATTTGCAGAAAGATCTCCATTAACACATAAATGAAAAGCTTGACTATCAGAATTTCTAGTTCCCCAAGCCCATGTTTTTACTCCGCTAACATTACTAAGAAAATAGGGATCTCCTGCACTAGCTCCTCCCGTAAGAGCACCAACAAAAGCATTTGATGCTGCATTAGTATTGTCCGAATTTTGAGTATTTATATAATT